TCAGGACGAGGAGACAAGAATGAACTCAAGAAGTGGCTCAGAGCTATGCGCCAAGAAGCAGTCAAGGTCAACAAGGAGTGGGCCGATAAACTGGGAATACAAGCCTCTACAGCTATTACTGCTGTTAAGCCTTCAGGCACTGTTAGTCAGTTGGTTGACAGCGCTAGTGGTATCCATCCTCGTTATTCTGCACAATACATACGAAGAGTACGTGCAGATGCTCGTGACCCACTTTGTGCCGTCCTAGAGGCCGCTGGTGTCCCTGTGGAGGACGATGTGATGTCACCCAGTACTAGGGTATTCAGCTTCCCTATCGCCTCTCCAGAGGGCGCTGTGACGGCCTCAGACATGGGTGCTATGGAGCAGTTGGAACTGTGGGAGATTTACCAAGATGAGTGGTGTGAACACAAGCCGTCTATGACTTGTTACTACCGTGACTCTGAGTTTCTTGAGGTGGGACAGTGGTTGTACAACAAGTTTGACAAGGTGTCAGGTATCAGCTTCTTGCCTTACTCAGACCACACGTACCAACAAGCACCGTATGAGCCTGTGGACAAGAAGACGTACAACCAACTTGCTAAAGACTTTCCAAAGGAAATATCGTGGGATATAGAAGAGGCCAGCGATATGACTGAGGGGTCACAACAACTGGCCTGTACAGGGAACAACTGTGAGCTATAGCAACTCAGGTGCGTTATGAGAAAAACAGGATAGAGTAACCTCTGTCTTGCTTGGCTACGTCCTCTGGCTTGTCTTTCGGGTCATGGGGCGTAGTCATTCCCATTTGTTGCATCTTACGGATCTTTTCCTTTGACTTTTGACACATACTGTGGTAGTCGTGGGATGTGTAGCTTACTGTATGCTTGTCGTTGTTCATTAGTTAATCCCCGCTTTCTTAAGTTCTTCACTACGTTCCTTGGCCTTCTGCTTTGCCTCGTACTCTAGCTTACGTTCAGCGCCACCAAAAAGCCAATAGTATGCTTGCTTACCAATGATGGGTATGTTCTTGACTGCTGTTGCTACAGCCTTGTCAGCCTTAGCATCTTCCTCAGTCAAAGCCATTACACCTTTCACTGATTTATCCAGTAACTCAGCAGCAGGAACAGTAACAACTTGAGATAAAAAGAATGTACCAATATCTCCTTGCTCAAAGTACCGTTCTCTCGAATACTTACTGAACATAATAATTGTCATAAGACTTTCGAATACATCATCTGGAAAACTATCAGGATCTAGTTCTCCTTTAGTGAATATGTCTTTTGTTTGCTGAACTGTAGCGCCAGATAGTCCCATTGCAGTGGCGTACCGCAACATATTAGTCATTCCTTCTGCTTTCTCTTTAGCGCTTCCGTGACGCATCTTCTCAACCATGTCCCTGCGAATCAGATCAAACTGCTTCAAGGTAAACGTCTTGAGCGCATAGAAGATTCTACCATTAGGTGCATCAAGATACTTCTTGGGCATCTCGGACAGAGAGATAGGCTGCACATCAGACAACTCGTTCCACAGCATTAGCTTCACGTTGTCTGTCATTCTATCGTTAGCCAGATCGTCAAGCAAAGCAGACACATCTTCACCGTGCGTGTCTCTGAATCTCTTGGCAGCAGCTTCTGGGTTTTTCTTAGCAATCTTAGACCACTTCTGTAGTGAAGAGTTCATCAAGGTTTCTTTACCCAGCTTATCAATCTGGTTAAATCCTGACCACTTAAATACAAACTCAAGGGCGTTACCTGTGCCGTTGATGCTAGACATTTCAGCAGCAACTTTATTAATCAAGCCCATGTCTTCTACAGTTACAGTCTTTTTACCAACCAAACTTTTGATTGTGTTGACCATTCCGTTCAGGTAAATAGAAGCGCCTACGTCACCAAGCTGAGTTAACGCAGACTCAAACTGACCGAGCAGAGAGGCGTACTGAAAGTTCTTTACCCCTGATACAAACTTACTGGACGCTTGTTCCCCAAGTTCAAAGCGAGCCTTGAGCATTGCGTTCAGCGTATCAAGCTGGTCAGTGTCCATACCACGCTTGGCTGCTTCAGCAATGTAATTAGCTATGCTTGCCTCTGTGTCTACAACTGTAGTCCCTTCCTTGTTTACTGCGTGATTCCCAAAGAACTTGCGCTTCTCAGCCTCACGCACTGCACGGGTAACGTACATCTGGAGAGACTCAGGTGCGCTGTAGTAGTACTGGTCAATAACATCGTCCAGTTCTTCTATCTTTCTCTCTTTGGCAATAGAGGGCTTACCTCCGACACCCCGGCGTCTCTGAAGATACTGAGAGATAACCTGACTAATCTCAGGATCATCTAGTTCTTTCCAGCTACCTACCTTCTTTGACTTGGCGTACTTCTCAAGTATCTGTTCTACCTCAGACTTACGTGTTGTGCCTAAAGCTCGCAGTAAACCATCGTAGTCTTTGACCATACGGGGAAAATAGTTCTCTCTATACTCAATCTTAACGCCTGAATCCTTAAGATCTTTATATAAACTGTTGAGAGTATTCCGTACATTCTCTATCTCAGGCAGCAAGTCATGCATCTCTTTGGACGTACTGTCAGCCGCAATAGATTTGGCCTCATCTACTTTGCCGTTGAATAATGCCCGTTGAAAACTTTTGAACTCAGTAGGGTTAATTTTGTTTGCTCTAGCTGCTCCAGTAATAAACTTACCCAGCTTGTTCATAGCCTCTGAAGAGTTTACGTGCAGATCCTTCTCGTATTTTCGTAAGCGAGCAAAGGTCTGCTTGTCAACGTTTTTAATTACCGTGCTGATAGGCGCAGCTATAGCATCGTAAGCCTTACCAAATATACTTGTTGACGCAAGAGGATTCTCTCGTGCAGCCACAATCTTAACAGCAGCTTCAGGATTAGGAATCACGGGCTGTCTGCTGGCGTGTACCAGAACACTATCAAGATCGTCTGTAGTTACGCCCAGAGCTTCATTAGCTTTGGCGACGATAGCTTTCTCATCTAAACCCTCGACTACACCCTTGGCGTACTCTTGTTCTAGCTTGTCAACCAATTTGTCAGCTTTCTTCTGTGACCGTGGTGTAGCTTCTTTGCCAATCAGTCGAGTAGCAGTAACCCTAATTCTGTTATCAGCTTCTTTGACGGCTTCTACGCCTTTACGAGTTATAGTAGAAGCACCCTTGACAACAGCCTCTGTAGCCGCAGGAGCCACAGCGCCAACAGTTGTCATTATGCCGAACTCTACAGGGTCAAACTCACCTTCAACCAACTGTTTAGCAGCAGCAGTCTCAGCACCGATAGTAGCTCCTGTAGCAGCTTGTGCTACTTTTGTTTTACCGAACGGTATTATAGTAGTCGGGGTAGCTAATGCACCTGTAAGCGTCCCCAATATTTCTGCACTTGCGCTCTTACCAGCATTCTCTTGGTACAAGATAGTATCAATGTTATCTAGTTTACCCAAGAACTCCCTGCGGCTTGCTAGGTATTCCTTTCTCTGCTCATAGTCCATGTCTTCAAAGTCAGCACCGTAGAGTTCTGTTGGAGAACGATAGACAGGCAAGCCGTCTTCAAAGTCTATGTTTCCCATAGGCATGGCGGCTTCTAGGGACAAGCCCCAATCTTGAACATCAGTGTACGTAGTATCGTAAGCTAACTTAAACTCGTCCCACCAGCCGATGTCCTCTTTAGGTTCTTCTGGTGCGGGTTCTTCTATAGAAACAGAAGTAGTTTGAATATCATCAAAGGCTCCTTCTGCCTCTAATTTTTCAAACTTAATGCGTACTTCTTCTTTAGGAAGGCCTCTGGCTTTTGCTTCAGCAATAAACTCTTCTCTAGTCATAACTGTTCCACATAGCATCAAAGTCTTTACTACTGTTTTCTTTTATCTTGGTTGTTGTTTCACCTGTAAAAGGTACTTCTAGACCAAAAATCTTAATCCCCTCTTCAGTTTTTTGCTCAATCAAACTTAGTGCGTGTGCTTTAGCGCCAGCTAGTGCTTCTTCGTTAGTTTTCTTTTTAGTTATTAACTCGTTGTACTTAGACGCAAAAGCAACTTTGGCTTTCTCTTGATCTGTAGCAGCTAAGTCAGAAAACTTTGGCTCTTCCGCAAGCTGAATACCAGCAAGACGTAAGTCTTCTCCACGTATCCTAGCCTCACCTTTTAACTCTACAGCTTCTGCAGGAAGATCAATAATATTATTAGGATTCTGTGGATCACGATAAGCTTTTCGCTCGTTCCCGTCTACAGTAATGTCGCCGCCCCAGACCACTCTACCGTCATCAAGCACGTATTGCTTCATGTTAGACGTAGAAATCTTTGGGCCTCTTTTGCCTTCAACAACTAGCTTCTTAGCTCCTTCATCAGTAATTACGCCTAACTCAAGTAACTCAGCAGCTTCTTTAGCTTCTTCTCTGTCCATTGCCTTGAGGTTCTTAACAAGTTCTGTTGTCTGTCTTTCGTTGATAGCTTCTGTAGCCATTTTAGATATTAAGCTAGAGGGAACATTTTCTAGTTTACCTTCTGCAACCGCTTGACCAAACGTAGTGTCGGACAAACCAGCCGTAGTAACAAAGGCTTCTAATCCCGCCTGTCCTTGTTCTGCTGCTGCTTTTGCTTGTCTAGCGTTAGCCAGAACGGAACCAACCTGTGCATCTGTGTACAGCCCACGTTCTATGTCATTAGCAATATCTTCCAAGCCTTCTGCCTTAAGCTGCTCAACAGCGTACTCTTTGTTGGCTTTAGATTTAACCATCTGCTGAGTATCCATAGTACCCTTAAGGGCGGCTGATGGATCTTTGTACTGACCAGCGATTAAACCACGTACACCAATAGAAGCCTCCTCAGGAGAAAGACCTGCCTGTGTAGCTAGTTGATTGTAAGCAGTCAGGTTTTGACCAGCAACCATGTTTGTATTAGCTTGTTCAGCACCTTGCCTATAAAGTTTTGCAAGTTGATCATTACCCGCTGCTTCAGCTTCTTGTGCTTTCTTAGTCAACATCCCGGGATTGATGTTTCCTGCTGTTGAATACTGATTAATAATTTTACGGGCTTCTTCTAGTGCTTGTCGCTCCCTGCGGCGAGTCAACATACCACCTATGCCTGTTCCTATGCCAGCGCCTAAGTCAGCAAAGCCGCCTCCGATAGTCCTTCCAATTCCTTGTCCCGATTGGGCCAACATTCCACCAATATTGTAAGCCATCTTATTTATCCCCTAGCTACTAAAAATTAAAAATTTTGCCAAGAAGGCTTCCACCAGCAGACAAAAGACCACCGTACAAACCGGCGTACATATTAGCCAGTGCTGTCCTGCGACCAACTTCACCAGAAATGTTAGCCATTTGTGCCTCTAGATCAAACTCACCGCCCTGCCTACGTGCAACGTCAGCCAAGCTAGCCACGTTGAGTGCAGGAGAGAACGCAGAGAGCATAGCCGCCTGTGGGATGTAAGCACCCTGAAGTGCACTCAAGCCAATCCCTTGCTGTGCCTGTTCTAACCCAAGACCTCCTGCCATCAAGCCCATGCCACCTTGTAGTGCACCCATAGCCATTGCTTGCTGTGCGGCTTCTAGAGCTTGTCGTTGAGTAGCAATGTTAGATCCTAGCTGACCGTAAGTTGCACCAATGTCAGCCGCTTGTCTCTGTTCTTGTTGTGCTTGAGTAATAGCCATTAGTGCCGCTTGGTTTTGTGCTTGCTCTTGTGCTTGAGCCATCGCTAGTTGCTCTGGTGTTCCACCAAACATAGCAGTGCGTACACCACCTCTTCCTTGGGCAAACATACGTTCTTCTAGAGCAAGCCGTTGTCTTTCTTCTTCAGCAAGCTGTGTAGCTCTAATTCTATCGTACACCTCTTGTTCTCTAGCACCCATAGGCATACCAGCCTGACCCATGAACTGCCCACCTAAGCCAAACGCCTGTTGTGCCGCCGCTTGTTGACCAGCGAGGCCAAACGGAGATACGCCTAACTGCTGTTGACCTATGCCCAACAACTGTTCACCAGCGGCCCCTAAACCAGCACCAGCACCCGCAGAAGCTCCTAGTCTAGCGAGTGTTTGAGCCTCTAGAGCGTTCTGGATAGCTTGTTGCGTTTGTCCTAGAGTAAAGGTAGTCCCTCCTACCCCTAGAGGTGTAGCTGTTCCGGTTGGGCCTGTTACGGTAAATCCCTTGAAACTAATGTCAGGCGCTGTTGCTGTAGGAAGTTCAGCAGTCAACAGGTCTTCAATTTCACCGGGAATGAGATCACTTAAAATACCCATTAGTAAGTACCTCCATCAATCGTTCCTGTAGACAGAGTTCCCGTAAAGTTTAAAGCGGGTATTGTCACAGTGCCAGTAAACGTCGGTGACGCTATATCTGCTTTAGTGGCTGATGCTGTTTCAATAGCATCAAACTCCGTATCAAACTCGCTACCACGGATAATCTTGTTAGTATCGCCAGCAGGCAACGTATCCTTAGCAGTAAAGTTCGTTGTCTTAGTATAGTTGCTCATATTGTTTTACCTATTAATGCTAGTACGTTAATCTCCTGAATTGAAAGCTGAGCGCCATCTATATCAGCCTCTAGCCCAATCGTAACAACACCACCACTACCCGTAGCGTTAACAGTAGGTTTAGTAGTTAAGATACCACCAGTAAATGTACCAACTGTGTACTCTGATACACCGTAGAACGCTGGTACTTGGTTACCTACGTTAATCTCGTAGTTCTTGTAGTTTGTTTTAAAATCGTAAGCCCACTTAACAAAGATTGTTTCTTCGTTTGCACCAATCAAGGTTGGTCTGATCTTCTTGAGAAACTTAGTTTTACTAGAATCTCCAAACGTCAACGCAGGACTAAAGTATCTAAACTGGTACACAGATGCGTTGTCTAAGTAGCCAGAATAAGTTCCTACGCCGTCTGTTGTGCCTATGTACAATGTACCGTCAGTGTGTCGCATAAATGATTTGTGAGGTACAGAAGTCCATCTGGTTACCCTGTACGCTCCGTTTTCTAATTTTCCTTTTAAGTCAAAACAGTAAATCGTAGACTGATCTGGAAAACAAATGAGGTAAAAAGACTGCTCTGGACTGTACGCAGAGGCCGTAGGTAAAGAACGATTTTGTATTACCTCAATGATTTCTGTTTTTACGTTTAAGCTCAAGTCAGATATAGGCAGTGACTTTTCTTGTATAGTCCTACCTAAACTTCGCAAACCAGAGTTAGACATAAACAGAATGTCTGTACCAATGTTCTGAATAGAGTTTCTACAGATGCACCCAACACCAGACACTGTGTCTACAAGAGCCATACTAGCTGGACTTGTTGCACCGCCGTAAACAAGGATGCTGTGCTTACCAAATATAACTAGCGTGTTGTTGTGTGCCGCTAAAGCCCTAACCTCGTCGTAACCATCAGGCCACGCTTTAGATACATCTATAGAACCACTACTACCACCAGTAAAATCATTACCTATTAACAAGTCAGACCAGTATATAGTCTGTGTATCTGTTGCGTTGTCTACAACCCACAAACGTCCGTATGCTGACAAAACTTCGTGACACTTCAGAGTAGCGTCTGTGGCTGTACCGTTAGCTACAGTAAACGTGCGTAATCCGTTAGCGTTGTCGTACACCAGAGGATCGTACCCACGTTGAAAGAAGTACGCTTTGTCGTTGAAGTTTACAATCTTCCAGTTGTTTGCTGTAATCGTGTAAGATGCAGGCGTTACGTCAGTCAACGTAGTTGTGCCTGTCATTATCTTATCGTTACCAGCAGTAAAGATTACCTCGTTACTAGCGTCATCGTAAAAGTGATGAATCTTGTGTACGTAATCTGTACCTAGTTCTGTCTTGTCTGTTGTTAAAACCTCAATACCTTTACGTGCCGCCAAACGACCACGCTTGTCAATTACAGCGTTATCAGCTACGTCAGCGTAAGACGGATCTTGCGCTATCGGGGAGTCTTCTGTGTTGACCCCTTTAAAACCGGGAGCAACTAAGTTAATACTTTGTAGTGGCTGGGCCATCTAACGTCTCCTACGGTGTGTACCAAATGGTTTCTTCAGGGTGCTTCTGGGCGTCCAGAGCAATAGCGTCAGACAGGTACTTGTCAGCAATAGCAAAGTACTCTGGTGTTGACGTACCGCCTGTCTCCCCACGTTCACGAGCCAACAGAGCTACTGCCGTATGAATAACAGGCTGACTAGGAATAGCCAGTGTGTCACTGTCAGAACTCAATGCTACGTTTCTGATGACGCTCTTGACCTTCAGGGAGTAAACACCGTCAGGCTTAGGGTACACATCAATCTGTGCGTCACCAGAGCCATCTATACCGCTAAACGTGTAGTACTGTGGTGCACCAGAGGCAGGAGTGTTAACCAAGAACTTATCGTCAAACCATTCTTGAGGTCTGTACTCCATCACAATGTTAGATGTATCGTTGATGATGTTCAAGATTTTGCCTTGGTCTTGGTATCCCGTAAGCGAGTACGTGTAGTCATCAGCCGCCGTGGTGATCGTAAGGGTAGACCTAAGATTAGACCA